GTACTGTTACTGAAGCGTCCTTGTAGAATTCTGTAGCTGATTGAAATGTATATGTATTTCCATCATTCAAGTTTGGTAAAACATGAGTATACCATGCTCCGTTTAAGTATCTTGAATAAAATATAAGACCACCATTTAAGGCTTGGTTAGCTGTAAGTGTTACACCAAATATTGTTAATGTGAACGCACCTACAACTGTAGAAGCGTCATATTCTAGCCAAAATTCATCGCCATCTATAGGCGTTCCTGCAAATCCATAAACTTGGTTTGAACCTATAGATACAACACCAGTTAACTTCTGCCATTTAGCATCTACATTAGGTGTAAAATTAATTGTACCTCCAGAACCTACTATTGCTGTAGCAAAATCTTCATTAGAAAACATACCATATCCAGCAGTTCTAAAATCAGCAGTAGAACCAATAACTTGGTCAGAACGATTTATCTCCGTCCAATTACCATTATCAAGATATATTAACTCAATAAATGATGATTTACTTACTATATGTGTTGACGTTTTTAATTCTATATTACCTGTTCCATCGTATACTGTAATATCATTAGCACTAGAATAAATAATAACCCTATCTGATATTGCTGGATTTATAGAAACAAGACTATTTAAGTCATCATCAGCTCCACCTTCACCTTGTAAGTCTATTTTAGTTAAAGCTCCTTGTCTATTATATAAACCAGTATCGTTTGACATACTTACCGTTTGACTTGGTATCATACCATTCAACCCATTTGTAACAATGTAATTTGTTATCTCGTATGATTTAGATATATCGTTAACTGTAGCCGTTCCAGCACCAGAGCAACATCCACCTGAAGCGTAGTCGGCATCTAAGAAGAATTGATAACCGAATGAATCGTCAAAAATATTTGTATTATCACTACCTCCAGAAACAATTTGGTCTTCTGTGTACGTTAAAAATCCTGTACTAGTAATTGTTACACTTCCGTTTTGTTGTGTAGTGTAAGGGCTTCCAAATAGATATAGAACATTACCTATTGTTGTTGCTGTAAAGTTCTCATCTGCTGTTTTATAATATGCATTAATAGCAGATGCTATATCTTCAGCCATAGAAGATGCTGTTCTAGCACCTGTATAAGTTATAGGTGTAGCAATATCTATTAAGTTAGTACCAGAAAAAGAGGTTATAGATGTAATAGAACCAACACCTGTTGGAGCGTCTATAGTAATAATACCTGTAGAAACTCTGTTTGCTGCTAAAGAAGAACCCTGTAAACCTAATGTCTTTGCTGTTCTAACACCATCTAAAGTATTATCTAATACATCAACTATTTCGGTAGCTAATGGACTACCAGCCGAAGCTATTGGTTTTGTTACGTAAATATAACCAAGTCCATTACCTATATCGTTTAATGCTGTTGTTGAATAATCTGGTGCTGCCATTATGCCTGTATTTTAAATATTAATTTTACACTAGATAGTTGATTCTCTACATCACTACCTAGCATTTTCTTTGGATTTAAGAATCTTATTTTGAAATCACTTGCGTTCTTATCGTATATATCTGTTATTAGTATAACTTTATTTCCATTATTTGTAATAGAACCTAAACTACCTCTTCCACTTCTACCCCAAGAAATCTCTTCAGCAGATATAACTTCTGGGTAGTAATCTGTAGAACCTCCTGAGAAGAAATTCTGTACTGTTATACTAACATAGTTTTGCTGCCAATCTAATACAACTCCTCCGTTAGATATATCAAAAAATGGTGCTATTCCTAGTGCATCTGTTACGGATTGGAATGTAGTTCCATATTTGTTCTGAGATGTTATTGAATAAGTAGGTACTGTACCTACAGGGAATGATAATAATACCTCAACGAACATACTCTCAACTACAGTGTCTGTAGCATTTACAGTGTATGTTGTTGTTGTTACATCTCCAGCAGTTACAGAAGAACTTGATACCGAACTAACATTAGTTCCAGCAGCTACAACACTATTATATGTTGATGCAAGTTTATTTACATTTGTACTAGATAGAGATACCGTATACTCACTACCTGCTAGATTAACAGAAACTCCAGTTCCAGCAGCTACAGTAACGTCTGAATTACCAGCACCCAATCCTGTAACTAATTGTGGAGTTCCATCTGAACAAGAGCATCCTGCATCACAATCTGATATTCTTAATATCTCAGAAACATATCCTGATATATGAGTTGACTTGCCACACTTAAGGGCTGTTCCTACCATCTGAGCTAACGATGTTATCTCTTGGAATTTCTTTAACTCGCTTAACGCAAGTACGTCATTGTTATTACCTTTCGCAGTTTGATATCTATTCCACTGGCTACGGATACAACAATAAATATCACACAAATCGCCATCGCAAGATACTTGTATTACTTTTGAACCTGTAACAGAGTCTATAATGTAAACTCCATCACCTAAATTATATGTTAATGTTGATGTTAATGAACTTGAATGCTCCACCGTTGAATCAGCTACAGTATAGAATGTAGATGTGTAAACAGAACTACCTGTTCCAGTAACATCTGCTGTTGGTACTGAAGGTGGGTAATGTATTGCAAAAGCTCTAACTATAGATGGAGATATTCCACCTACTGTATAATCAGAATCATCAGTTGCTGTAAGTCTTGGAGTGATACAATCAACATCCATACTAATATCAACCGAAGGACTTGAGTAACTCAATGTCTCAGTCTTAACCTTTGTAACCTCATAAGGTACTCCAGATGTCTCTTGCCATTCTAGTGTAAAGGTATAATCATCTTGTAAAGGTAATCCACTACCGTCTAATGGTAATGGAATAACAATAGTACTATCTAATGATACGTCTGGGTCTATATCTGGTACACCATGATTGGTGTTATTATAGAATATTCCACCTCCAGAGGTTTCAGCCTTTATTACTATTGTAACGTCTGCTGGGTCTATACTCTGTGAAACATAGTCAGTTGTATCAGTGAAAGTTACTTGTTTGGTAGCTAGGTCATATCTAAACTTACCATCAAAATCAACTGTAGTTAATGCCATTTTATATTGTAATTTTTTACAAATATAACCAAAAAAGAGAGACATAAATATCTCTCTTTTAATAATTTGTTATGTTTTTTAATTTAGAAAGCTAAAGTCATCAACTCAGCAAGAAGTTCTTTATCTTCTTTTAAGGCTTCAATGAATATCTTTTTAGACTTCCATTTTAATTCTTCCTTACCTTTCTTGTATTTAAACCAAGTGTTGTTGCCTGAACAAGTAACTACTTCTTTCTCTAATAGATTATCTATAAGAGTTTCTTGAATTGATTTAGGTTCTTGTCGCTCAACTTTCTCAGATTTAGGTTCTGAATCTTTCTTCATCAATGTTGTCATTGTTTCAAAAGCTTCTTTATACTTTGGATTATCAATAGCCATCTCAGCAAAATAAACTACAACATCTAATCCAGATGGAGCAGTAATAAATGTGCTGCCATTTTTCCATGATAGTGTTCTTTCTGATTCGTTTAAAACCAAAACATCACTATAGATAGCGTGGATAATTCTAACTTTATTTTTTAAACTTTCCTGTTGCATACCATCAATGAATAAGCTTGGATTTTTCTCAGCTAATCCTCTCATGTAAACACGAACTTCATACTCACTCATTCCTTGAATAGCCTTGTAATCAGAGTTATTCTTTGCTAAAGCTAATCCGTAAGCTCTAACCTCTTTAATGTCATTGTTGTTAACGAAGTGTCTAGCATTATCTAGCTTTCTTGAATCTTCAAAGCTTTTCTCAGCTAACTTCTCAACATCTAATTCTCTATAAAGAACAGCAGAGTTGATTCTTGTTTCAGAATTTGCTTCATTATAACCTGCAACCTCTAAATATTTTAACTTGTTTGATTCCCTTGCACTAACAGATATAACTCCGTTCTTAATAAGGATTGATTTTCCTTCAATTCGTTTTTCGTTTTTTAATGATGTAATTTCATCAGCCCAAATTGTATTCTGACCTGGCATATAAACAGCAGTTCTTTGTTGATTTGTTTCTGGGTCGAAAACCTCACAAGCTCCTGGTATAGTTACTGTTGGAGGGTAGAATGGATATTGTTTACTTGCTCTTTGCGTTAATACAAAACGTCTTTCTTTTTCTAATTTTACTTTGTTCATTTTATTTTTATTTTAATTGGTTTAAATTTAATTAAAGAAAGGAGTGAGACTAGCCCACTCCTTCTTATTGTCAAAACAAAATTAAGCTCTTTTCCAGTAGCCTGATTTGTTTTTTGCCTGAAGTTCAACACCTACATGAGATAAGTATCTTACTTCATCCTTGTCTAATCCAGAATCACTTTGTGATAATCCTTCAAAGTAGTTAACCTCCATTTCACGAGATACACCTTTGTTAGCTAAGAATCTTTTTCTTAAAGTTGGAATCATTGCTCCAGCTTCAGAACCTCCAGCTACTTTAGACATACCCATTGGTAACATTAACCCTTCGTAAGAGTATCCGAATCCATCAGCACCTAAAACTTGAGGGTCATTCATTGCATCTAGACATCTCTTCTCGTAAGTATAAGCACCTAATCTAACTTTGTTGAAGTTTAAAGCAATTGCTTTTTCAGCATCAAAGTTAAATACTCCGTAAGAGATAGCTCCATTAGAAACTCTATCACCAAGTTCTCTATCTAATTGTTGGTCTAAATCAATACCTAAGTTTAACATATTTGTTTTATCAGCAGATTCTTTATCAATTACAGTGTTGTAATCGTAAAGGTCAGCTAAAGTTACACCTGTTAAAGAAGCATAGTTTAAAGTGTTACCACCATCTAATGCTTGTGTAATAACACCATTAGTTCCTGAAATTGGTGCATCAGTTTCTAATGTACCATCAACAAATAATTCTGAGATATTAGCTGTGTTTGAAACTGCTTCTCCTACTAAACAAGTAGTGTCAACTAATTTCAACATAGTCATATATCCATCAGCTTCTCCTGGTAAGAACGCTTTTCTATCTCCAGCAGGCATATCAATCCATAAAGCTTGTAACTTCTCAGTTCCTGTAACTTCATATTTTGATTTCAAGATTTGTAAGTTCTCTGTGTACTTAGTTACCTTAGTACTTAAAGATTTTTGGAATCCTGTTCCTTCACCGTTCATGTTACCGATAATGATAATCTCTTGAGCAGCAGCAATCGAAGGGATTGCATCAGCAGAGTTTAAAGGTGTTACAGTGAAAGCTGTGTTGTTTGTTACAGCAGTAACTAAACCAGTAATATAATTACCAGCAGAAGCTAAAGTTCCAGCAGCAGGACGAATTTGAACTACGTCATACAATCTAACTGGCATACCTTTAGTTGTTGCAGTTACACCTGTATCATAAGGAGAATAAGAACCGAAATCTGTTTTTGCATCAGCATGAACTGTAAATGCTACAGCAGCTCCAGCAGCTCCAGCTCCACCGTTTGTTGCTTTGATTTTAGGCATCACTCTGTTCTTCTCAAAACGAGAATATTCGATGCTATCAGTTGCAGCTTTCGCTCCAGCTAAATCTAAAAATCCAGTCAAAGTTTCGTTGAATCTTTGAACTAATTTACTTTGAATGTGAGGTTTGTGTAATTCTTGAGAAGAAATAAAGTTGTGACTTCTCACTACATTTGCTCCACCACTATTGTACGTTGCCATTTTTTAAATGTTTTTTTGTTATTAAAAATAATTACCTAATTGGTCAGCCATCTTTTGTAATGGGTCTGCTGACTCTCCGCTTGATTGCGTTTTACCATTGCCTAGTGTAATGTTATCTTCATTAACTACAGTTTGTTTAGCACCTCTAGCGAGTCCTTCGCTATAAGCTGACTTAATCATTTTACTGTGGTTCATAAGGATATAAGAATCTCTATAGGCTTTATTCTTATTTATTGAGCCATCTTCATTAGCCCATCTATTAGCCAACCAATTTGGATTCTTTAACGTATCAAGCATTGTAGTCCTCTCTTCATTCGACACATTAAAGTCTAAATTTACTGGCGAATCCTTGCCTCCTAAATTCATTCTTAACTTTGTCAAAGAATTAAGCTCTTGTTCCATCTGCTTAATACTAGCGTCAATATCCTCTTGGGTTGGTTTATAAACTTCTTGTTGCTGTGCTGACACCTTAAAATCATCGAATCCTAAGCTATCTCTAAATTCAGATAATTCCTGTCTAGCACTTCTTACTTTTCTACTAAACTTAGATTGAATACCCTTAAGCTCTCTCTCTGATATGTCACCATCCTCAATCATTTCAGCAATCTCAGCTTCAGATTTCTTAAGTATTTCAAATTCGTAAAGTTCATTCTCAATCTCAGAATCAGATATTTCTGGGTCATTCATTTGCTCATACTCAGTAAGAATATCCCATTCATTCATAGAGTTGTAATCTGTATTCTTCCAAGATACAATCTCATTAAATGATAAACCATACTTTTCCTGTGCTTGATTCTCAAATTGTTCAAATACATTCTCAGATGACAATGTATTTTCTTTTAGTGCTTTATATTCTGAAACTAAATCTTCAATACTCTCAAATTCACCATCTGTATAAGATGATACATCAATTGTTGGTTTATCACCTAAAACAAATTCATCTGCTAACTTTTCTTCAGTTTGTTTATTATCATCAGTACTATCCTCTACCGTTGTATCTTCCTCTGATACAAAGTCTAAATCATCTGATACGTTTTCATCTTCCACAACAGCTTCTACGGAATCATTCTGCTCAAGATTCTCATTTTCAACCTGTTGGTCATCACCAGTGGTACTATTTTCATTAGTTACCTCTTGGTTTTCTTCTTTATTCTCTGGGAACATTTCCCCAACTGCGTCTGCTAATAAACTCATTTTAATTGTATTTAATTAATAATTAGCAAATTACAGAAGAATATGTATATTTTTAAAGGTATTTTTGTACTTTAAATTTATTTTATATAACTTTGATTAAAAATAAAACAAATGAAACTAAATAATAAGTACATAAGAGAGGTAAGAATGAATACTCTTGGTGAGAACGGAAAGCTAATGACAAGAGAGGAATTGTCGAATAAGATAGATGTTCAAATAAAAACTTTACAGCACATGGAAACTAGGGAAGATTTCGACCCTAGAATAAGTACCATGTATAAATTTGCTGATTTCTTTAATATATCTATAGAGTCCTTAATTAAGACTACATAAATTTATCCGTTCTTGTTGCTGCTCTTGCTGGGTCAGAGAATACCTTTGTTCCAGCAGCACCTAATCCAGATGGCTTATTATTATCACCATCTTCTTTATCATCACCATCTTGTGCTTCTTCAATCTTTTTCATATCCCAATAAGACTCTCTATCTATTAATTTTATTTTATTGATAGTCTCATGGTCTGAGTATTCCTTATTGAATCTAAGTTCAGCTTCTAATCTCATTATCTCAGCCTCAGCCTTAGCTTGTTGTTTAATCTTCTCTGCTTCAGCAGCAGCCATAGCAGAAGCCTGCTCTCTTTGTGCTGTTACTTGTTCACGTTGTTGGAACTCAAGCATCTTCTCTTCAGCATATATCTTTCTTTTTTGAGCTAGATATTTTATAGCTTTCTTTATATTCATAACTCTCTTAATCTCAAAGATATCCTCTGGTTTAATCTCTTGATTTTGAAGAGCTATATTTAATGCGTTTAATAAATCCTGTAATTCATCTGCTGTAGGTATTGCTTCTATCTTTATACCTAACTCAGACATCTCAACATCTTTTGCAAACTCAATAGACTTTACACCTAGTTTGCCTATTATATCCTCATAAGCATCAAGACCATCTCCATATACAACCTTATACTGAACCATCTTAGATATTACTCTTCCAATAGGAGCTAGTATTCCGTTCAAGAAACTGTTATACAACTCTCTTGTTACGTTGTTACTTGATAAGTTTCTTAATTTCTCTATTCCAACTAAAGCATCTTTATCTGGTTTAGCTCCATCAGCAACTGTGTTTTGCCCAAGATTTTCTCTAATTAAATTCATCTCAGACATTATTGATTGGTCAAGAGATAGTAATAATTGAGTAAATGGAGAGCTTAACTCTTGTATAGGATTACCATTTGCAGGGTCTCCATTAACATCTGTTCTAGAGTAAAGGACAATACCTTTCTGCTTATACATAGCTATAAGTTCTAATGGATTTTTCATATCCATAATAGCCATAACATCAGTTAGCCCATTAACATCTATAGCAACACCTGTAGGATTTATTTCTGATATAACGTGTCTCTTACGTAGTACAAGCAATTGAATGTTATCAATATTTGGAATCATAATCTCAACAGGAGATTTTCCTTCTACCTTGTAACCAACATATCTTCTTATTAATTTTGGACTAAGTTTTTTAGTATCATAAGGGTCTTTATATCTCATCATGTTCTTCGATAACCCATAATTAAGAATTGTATCTGAATTTACAATCCAAAGTCCTTCATAAGATACTTGTCTATCCTTTATAACAACATTAGCCTCGTCATTTGTATACCCATAACTCTTCTTATCAAAATAAGTCTTTCCATTTTTATTCTTCTCAACCCAATAATTCTGGTCTGTTGTATAGAATATGAAATCTAATACTTGAATCCTGAAGTCATCATAGTTGTAATCCACATCATAATTATTATTATCATAATAAGGATTACCATTCATACTAGAGTTCTTCTTAGCAATCTCCATCCATTGAGCTGGAGATACTGTCTTGTTTTTATCTCTTAACTTTAATTCTTTTATTGTTAAGAATATAACCTCTGACTCATAATCTACATCAGAGAAATCTGGTTCTGAAGTGTAAGATGAATAATAGTTTGATATATCTGAATATCTTAATCTTATATTGTTGTTCTCATCAAAATAAATCCTAGCTCTACCCTCATTAGCTACAACTAAATCTTTAGTAATTCTAGCTCTAACCTTCTTCTCCCAATCGTTATTGTAAAGCTCAAAATCTACTATCTCCTCCATACCAATCTCTATTGGCTGGCGATATTCCATGTCCATGTATAAGTCAAGCTCTTCTGCGTCTTTAGGGTTGAATCCAGATTTATCCTGTAAAGTAACACCAGTCTCAGCTTCAATAGCAGCTAACTTCTCAGCCATAATCATTTTCATGAAGTAAGAGTTTCTGTCTGCATCCCTCTTAACTCTAGAGTAAGGAGATATAGCATTAAACTGACACTTATGGTCTTGATTAATCATATCACCAACAATCCTATTAACAATAGTTTCGCATGGTGTAGATATTCTCCAATCAATATTCATTAATGAAGTATCACCAGTTTGGTCTATTGCAGCATTAAGTAATGGTTTATACTTGTTTACACTTTGATTATTACTAGCGTAATCTCTTAATTCTTTTATTTTCTTAACCCTGTCTGTTGAGTCAGCATTCATCACACCATTATGATATATGGCTTTACCCATCTTTAACCCGAACTTATCTTTCGATTTTTCTTTAGGGTCGATACAATCATTTGGAAACGGAAAGTTATTGTGCATTATATATAAATTTTAGCAAAGATAATTAATTTTTAGATACTTACAGAGGTACAATCATATTTTATGAGTCTTAAAGAAAGAAGTTAAACTTAACTTGTGTTCTTTCTCATTATTAACTTGTTTATTCCTAACTGGTGTAACAGCTAGTTTAGAAATCATACAGGCAACGGTCATATCGTATATAGTCCACTTACCAGAATCAAACTTCTCCCAATCTGATAGCATATCATCAAATGGACAGTTACCATACATATCTGGTCTTATATCTCGTTCAGGAATTCCAAATTTAGTTCTCTGAATATCTGGTGTTATCTGTCCTATGAAATCATAAATATAACTCTCTAAACCTCCAACAGCTATTTCCCTAACCATCTCACCAGTCATTGATACTCCATATATGTAATTTCTACTTGTACTCTTGGAGTAGTCACTCTGCTTTGTTCTTTGTATGTAATTCTTAAATCCATTATCTAACATCCAGTTAATTATTCCTGGCTTATTATTCTCTGGTAATACCTGCATACCATAAAAAACGCAAGTCTTAGCTACATCATCATATAGTATAGTTTCTTTTGGAGGTCTCTCTAAGTATTTAAGAAAGAAGCAGTTACTATTCTTAGGGTTTATTGGGTCATACTTTCTGAATCCAGCCATAGCTCCTTTAGAGTATCTCTTCTCATCAACAGTAGTTCTATGGTCAAATGGGTCAACCCCAAAAGCTCCCATGTGTGTATTAAGAGGATTTGGTATTCCTCTAGACATCTCAAACTTATTTCTATTATTCTCGTCTGGCAACCATGACACCTCCCACTTACCATTAGGGTCATCCTTGAATGATACCTTGAAATTCTCTCTATCCTCCCATATAAAGTTACCCTTCCTTACTACAGGCTTTGTCTCTTCATTGAATTCTCTCTGTTGAATAATCTTGTATACAGGAAATACATTTGTAGTAGTTGAAGATTGAAACGCTTCCTTAATGTTGAATGGATACTTTCTAGTAAGTGCTGCTAATTCTTTCCCTTCTAATCCCTCTCTCTCTGCTAGTAATGCCTTTTTAGCTTTCTCTATTTGACTATATCCATATTCATTAATGAAACCCTCAAATCCATAATAAGATGGCTTAAATAGCCTCCAAAGACCTGAGCGAGTTCTTCCATCTGAACCTAAGTCTGTTGGGTCTGAATCTAAATAAATATCATAAGCTGATTGTCCTCCACCTTTTTCCAACTCCTCAACAGTTGTTGTAAATATAGCTTTACCTATGATTCTAATACCAACCCTTAGACATGGCTTAACAATATTCCATCTAGCATAAGCATCACCCTCTGTGAATTTACCAAACTCATCACAGTAGTATCTAGATAATTTAAATCCATCATAAGCTGTTTCAGAAGAAGACGCATAATCAATCAATGAGTCAAGAACATTCTTATAGGTCTTTGTATCACCCTTACTACTCCTTGTTGATGGCTCTTCAAATCTTAATGTCTCCTTTGGATTCTTATCACCAGAATCCGTTGGCTTCCAGAATGATGGTAACTTCTTCCATGAGAATACTATCTTTCTGAATACATTCTTACCATCCCTATTTGTTTGTGACTGTATACCGCAATGAACCTCCTTAGTTCTTGATGCAAACTCATACAGTATATTTGTTGATAACATAGTCTTACCACTACGTCTATTTGTAAAGTAAGCTAAACCATAACAATTATCATCATGCTCTGCTGCATCCCAACAATAAAAAAAATCCCTATCAGAATCTCTAAACTCTGGTAAGCCAACACCTTCACCTCTCCAATATGATAAATAAAAATAATGTATACCTGTGATATACTCTATACCACCATTATTGTAAAAGAAAACTCCATTCTTTCTCTTCTCAAACTCCTCAACCAAGAAACTCCTTCTAGCTTCTGCTGACCATTCGTTGAACTCTTTATCTGATGGAACTACTGGTGGTGTAAATTTTTGTTTCTTGACTGGAAGACTACTATTCATTATATCCTTCCTAGATGGAGGCTCAGGAAGTGTTACCTTAATCCCATCAATAATCCTCTCCCTAACAAACTCGTTAGGCATCTGCATCCTGTTAATTTTCCATTGACCAATGTAGTTATCAATCATTTCCCAAGAATTATTTCTTCTAGCTCACCACCAAATTCAGCTTCAGCTTTCTTAAGCTCTGGAGCAAACTCCTGTTCCATATCTTTTAACTGGGTATTGTACTTTGATAAGTCACCAACAAATTTTAGTAACCTATCTATAACCTTATCTTGAGATGATGATAGTGATTCAGAAGACACAACTGGTACATTTATCTTCTCAGTTATTGTTTCTCCATTCTTAACCTTCTCTACCTCTATATCTAATCCATTAATCATGATTGAGTTTATATCATCAACCATTCTCTTTAATCCAAAATAACTTCCTACTATTGTTCTTTTTGATTCATACTTAGATATTAATCCTTCAAGGTATTCAATGTAATCACCCTGCTCTCCACTTATCTTTTTTGGTCTATCCATTTTATTTGATTTATATCATCCAAAAATCTGAAATTCAGATGATTAATCATAGGTATATTTGTACCAAAAAAAATCCCTACCAAATTAATGATAGGGATTTAGTGATTATAATATGTTAAGGATAAACTCTTATTTCTAAAGAATTATTTGATAATCTCACATCTGTAAACCCAGCAGAACTTATATCATAAGTCCTTACTGTTATAGAATCGACATCAATTCTATTAGTACTAACTACTGTATCAGGTGCAACCTGACCAGTAAATATAAAAGTTTTATCTGCTGTAAATTCTCCAACTAAAGTAGCAACATAAACACCTGCTGAACTATATGACCATGTTAAATCACCACTTAATGTATTTTCTAATACAATTGCAGTTGGTTCATCAGTACCTGTTTGAGTTATTAATCCTCTCCATACCTTATATGGTGCATTAGTATTTGGAGTAATAGCTTCAACTGCTGATTTAGCCTCATCCACTACTACTTGAGATTTCTTTCCTAGAACATCAAAATAAATTAATGAACCTGTACCTTCAGTTAGTACTGATGAAATCTTATTTGAGTTCAAGTAAAAAGTTGCTCCTGAAGCAGTCTCTGTTAAGGCTATTAACAGATTTGAGCTACCACCAACGATTGAAACGCTCTCATCTACTACTACGGTTCTTGAAATTCCAGCTTCAACATCCGCATATTCTATCTTTGTCTCTGAACTTAGTGAGTATACTCGAATAATGTTCTCATCATCTAAGTAAAAAGCATCACCACTTGCTGTATATGTTAAACTAATTAATGACATATATTATGATTTAATCATCACACTACCTTCAGTATCAGATGTATCAGTGATTGTTCCACCTGTAATTGTAATTGTAGTGCTACCTGAGTGAGCAGCAGAAGCTACCTCGTAAGTCTCATTATTAGCATCAGTACTACCAAATAATGTTAAAATCTTACCAGCAGTAAAGTTAGCAGAAACATCTCCTTCAGCAGCATCTAATACAATTGTAGTACCAGTGTAAGACGCTACTTCATAAGTTAAGTAACCTTCTTTAACGTATATTTTATCTAGTACAGCTTCTTTAGTTTCATCAGTTATGAATCTAGCTTTTTCAGTACCAGCTCTATCGTAAATAACAACAGCTACTGAGTTATCTTCGTAAAGGTTAATAACTCTATCAGAGTTTAAGTAAACTGTTGTAGATGGATAATCTGGTAAGCTTACCTCAAATAATCCAGTAGAAACAGCTTGAATTTGAGTAACACTATTAGCTACTTCAACTTTATCTCTCCTACCTGATTGTGGGTTAACATACTCAATTTCAGAACTAGAAGTAGTTCCATAAACTACTAAAATGTCTGCCTCTTCAATTTGTACTCCTGTACCGTCTGATAATCTTTTTAATGTAATTGTTGCCATATTATATAGTAATATTTTTTATTTTACACAAAGATAATAGTATTTTTCTTTGGTTTTTTATTTATTGTTAGATTTTTTCAATCTTTTATATTTATTTCCTCCTCTAGCTCTAACATCTCCTGGCATATCAGTTTTTGAACCTCTATTTTCAGATGCAGTTTTTATTCTTGTACCTCCCTTTACATGAGCAACATCATTCCCATCTCCTTTCTTAATCCTGCCTTCTTTTCTAGCTTTTGCATTCAACCTATTACGCTCTGCTCTAGCTAGCTTCTGTTGTTTTGAAGATTGAAACTTTTTGTATTCGTCTTTATAATCTCTCATTATTAATATTTTATGATACAAAAATACAAAAAAATAAGCCTCCAAAATATATGGAGGCTTACTTAAAACTAAAAACTAAAAACTATGAATGAAAAAACTTAATACAAATATACAAAATATATTTTATATATCATCACTAATTACACATTCTGTTGTTAAAAATAATCCTGCAACAGATGATGAGTTCTCTATTGAGTTTCTTACAACCTTGAATGGGTCTATTATTCCGCTTTGTATCATGTCTACAGTTTTTTCTTCTCTAACGTCATATCCGTAACTAAAATCTGTATATGTAATCTTAGATAGTACTTTATCTGGATTAGTTCCAGCGTTAGATAGTATCTGTCTAAATGGAGAATCTAATATATTGTATATTATCTCTATACCTAATTTAATATCTTTATTTCCTGTATATAGATGTTTTACAGCATCCTTAGCTCTTAGTAAAGCTATTCCACCACCAGGAACAATTCCTTCTCTCATAGCAGCAGTTGTAGCACCAACAGCATCATCAACCCTATCCTTTCTCTCAATCATCTCTGTTTCAGTTGTACCACCAACATATATTACAGCTACTCCACCATTTAATCTAGCTAATCTACCGTTGAAATATAATTTTCTTGGTAAATCATCCTTGTATAATTCTATCTGACCCTTTATGATATCTGCTCTATCTTTTCTTCCTAAACCTTCTCCAGTTATAATTGTGCTATGCATATCAGATATAACCTTATCTGCATGACCGAACATATCTGCTGTGAAGTTCTTTAGTTCTCCTAACTCCTTCTTAACAACAACACCGCCTGTTATTGCTTGGATATCATTTAGTAATTCTGACTTCTCATCCTTAAGACCTGGCATATTAACAGCTAAACTACTTAACTCACCCTTTCTTTTATTCATTATTAAAGAATACAGAAGTTCTCCGTTCATGTTTGAAGAAAAGAATACTATTGGCTTGTTTGTATTTAAACTCTCGTAAGCTTCAAGTATAGGGTATATTTCTTTTGTAGTTGACAGGTCTCCATCAACCAATACAACTAGTGAGTCTTCAATCTCAGCTCTCATCTTGTGAGGATTTGTAATGAACTGTAAATCAGCTACACCTGCTAAAATCTTTGTACCCTCTAATATATCAGTTCTCGTTGTACTAGAACCAGATGCTTCTACAGTAACAAGTCCATCAACCTTTACTTTAGACATTACATCAGCAACTAATTCAGCTATTTCTTCATCTCCATTAGCTGATATGTTAGCAACTTGCTTTAAGAAGTTATAATCATCATCAATAAGTATTGCCTTACTTCTAAGGTAGTCAACAACTTCATTTACAGCTAAATTAATACCCTTGTAAACATCAATAGGGTTAGCACCTTTACCAATAGCATCAAGACCTTTTGATATTATCTGTTGAGCCAAAACAGTTGATGTTGTTGTACCATCGCCAGAATCGTCTGCTGTCTTACTAGCAATCTGCTGAATAAGTCTAGCTCCAATGCTTTGAATTGGGTCTTTAAGGTTTATTGAATTCACAACTGTTACACCATCCTTAGTTACGTGTGGTATTGGTTTTGTGTCAATTATAACATTTCTACCTTTTGCTCCTAAAGTAACTTTAGCTGCATCAGCTAATGTATCTACTCCTTTTTGTAATTGTTTTCTTGCTTCGTCCGAGAAGCTCACATTTTGTTTCATTTTATTTAATTTTATTTGATTGCAAAAATATTTTTCTTTTCTAGTACTCTATAAGTTTCTCCTTCATCAATGATATTAACACCGTAGTTTCCATCATATATTGCTATATTGCCAACCTTAATATCTTTAACTTCAGAACCTACAGAAATAACCTCTCCTGCATTTGGGTCTACCTTGTACTCATCTGGGATTGAAAATCTTCCCATAAACTTATCCTCTGGAGGAAATGGTTTTACTATTACTCTATTGTCTAATGGTTTTAACATAATATATTTAATTTAATTTTGTTGCTACTATATCTCTTGTATTAACTCTAAAATACTTCTTGTCACCTACTGTAATGAAGTAATCTCTATTCTTCTTAAAATAGATTGTGTCATTTATTTTAACGCCCAAGTTCTTCATTTTTGAGCATATATTCTTTAAAACTCCTTTTGATGAGTCATGACTTAAATCAACCTTAGTAATAACTCTACCTATTCTAAAATCTTCTTCTTTTTCTTTTATAGGCTCTATTAAGTTCCACTCATTAAGCATCTTAATTTTTCCATCTCTTACTCTGCAATAACAATCCTCGTATCTTATTTGATAAACCTTCTCTCCATTTATAACTGCCTCATTATCATCATGAGTAAGAAAGTGATGTGTATAAACAACATCTCCTGGCTCTAATTCTATATCTAAAACTTCATCAGTATAACTATTTATAGCTTCTAATGGAGCAGCTACAACAACACCACATCTAGTCACTATATCATCATCAAATGGATTGAACTCTGAATCTATATTGAATTTGAAGTTCTTGAATGATAATGTATGTTTACTTTCCTTCTCCGCTTTAACGTATACAGAATCCCTAATGCTAATAATATCATCACCAACTAATTTTGAATGAATATCTCTTTCTAATATATAGAATTTACCCTCACCAAGAGATTCAGCTTTAAATAACATTATAGCTTTATCATGCTGTATAATATCTCCAACATTAAATATTGAATTATCATTCACAGAAACTACCTCAGCAAACCTAGACTCACCATCAAAGTTCTTCTTAATGAACAACTTATTTTCAATTGAATTAAGGCTAATCTCTTTTATAACTATATAGCCATAGTTTATCATCATAACTTTATACTTAGATATACTGGTTGATTAACAAATGCTTTTATTAATTTTTCCTCTCCATCTACTTCTGCAAAAATCATATAGATTACCTCTCCATGAAATTCATAACAAGATTCATCTCTTATAATACTAGTTATCCTAGCTTTTTTTCCAGATATTCCTAATGATTGTCCTACTTGATACTGTAAACCAGAGCCTACAACTCCTATTCCTACAGAAAATATTTCCACATTATTTAGTGGCTTAACCTCTTGTTCCATTTAATTTAAATTTAATGAATCAAATATAGGTTAGTTTTTTGATTTATGAAAGGTATAATTATACTAAAAAATAACCCCCAGATTTTTCTGAGGGTTATTTTAAAAACAATGTTCTTGCAAAACAAATTATTTATTTCTTCTTATAGCGTGCCATTACTTGCCTTCTAGCTGATTTAGGGTCTTCACCGTTTGCTATTTTAGCTTTAATTTGAAGTTCTTGTTGTTTCTTATCTCTAACAGAAGCACCTGCTAGTGATGATTTTTTTTCTTCTTTAGCAGCTTTAAGTTTATTATACTTATTAAGCTCTTCTTTTGAAAATGATTTTTTACCTGCGTTTAATGCCATGATTATATTAGATTTATAATATTAAAGAGCAAATTTAATTATTTTTTCTTTAGAAATAAAACTTCATCAAATGTATTTTCACTATTTTTTTCAAAGCTGAACATATAGTTTCCAGTTTTTTGAGACAACTCAAGTTCCATATCATGATTATTTCCTGACTCTGAAAACAATAATTTCATAGTTTCAAACCCATTTTCCTTTTTAATAGAAACGATTGAAGGATTTAATTCAAACAGTTCTACACCATCCTCATTAAGAAACTTTAAGATTACTTTATCCTTTAATAAATTAATGTTTACTGATTTGTATTCTCTATCAACAATATCCCCTTCTGTTGTTGCATAAATTATTCCATTTTTAATTACAACTTGATTTTCGATTTTGAAATCTTGACTTGCCACATTTAATGTGATTAATAATAATGTAGCTACTAATACTCTTTTTAAGTTTTTCATAATATTTAGTTTTTATTGGTTTATATAATACTCTAACGTAGAAGTTTTTATTTTGTTTCGTTTTTATGTAACTTTTTTTTCGCTTCTACTTCTTTCTCCTTGTTTAACAGATACTTACGACATAAAATAATTCTTCTTTTCATATCCTTAATATCACTATCATGAAGTTTTACATTGAATTTTTTAATTCTAAAGTAGTATGGAATATCAAAATCTAAAACCTCATTATCAAAATCATATCCAGGATTTTCATCTCTAAATTTATTAATATCAAATATCATGTTTCTCTCTTGTTGTTCTATTGCTCTTCTCCAAGCTAAGTCATCCTCCTCTGGTTGACCCATAGAATACCATAGAGATTGTCTTGCTGCTAAAACCTGATGCACTGGATTATTAACTAATCCATATATCAACTCTCCCTCTGTAGCACCGTCTAACCAACAGTATCCTTTTATCTGCCACTCATATATGCTAGATAATTCAGCTTTATCAAATGAATCCATATCCCAGTTTGATTTAGCATCTCTTATTATTCCATCCTGTCTATTATCTGGAGTTCCAGCTATATAACCGTTGCTTAACTTTTCATCATTCTTAATGTAGAATTCATTATCAACTAAAGATGCTATTTCAAGAACATCTTGCTCACACATATTACCCTTATCTAAATATTTATTAGATAATATTCTTCTTCTTCTCCAATAAACAGTTCTAAATATTTCATCTAAATAAGTTTTAACTCCATCAGGAAGAGTTTCTGGTGTTTCAACAAAATCCCTTTTAGCTTCAAGTTCCTTTATTTTTTTTAACTGATTAGGAGTTGGCTTAGGTCTTCCTAATAAATAATCAAGCTCCTCTAGCTGCTTATCTGTGATTGATTTTAAGCTTGTTAAAATATGACCCAATCCACTAGGTCTAAATTCGTAATCTTCAAATATATATTTCATTGTTTATTTTTTTTGTTTATTAAATTATTTTTATAACAGTCACTAAACAATATAACTCGTACCTCGTTACATTCGCTAAAGCTTGTTTAGTTTGGTGTTGTGCATAATACTATTTACTTAACTCCTTTAATTTTTTTGTATACATAGATGTCAATTCTTTATCACCCTTAATATGTTCCTTAACTCTAGCTAAAGCTTCTAATGTTTTAGATTTATTGATGTGGTCTATCTTCCTTTGTCTCTCCTTATCATCACCAAGCTTATTAACCTCTTCAGGACTTTTAGGAGCTGCTGGAACTTTTACAGAATCATCAACTGGAATTTCCTCATCTTCACCAAGAAAACCATGTTCATATAAATTCATTAGCTTAAGAACAACTCTAGATAAAGCTCTTTTCTCAGCAGTTGCAACTGGATAATTCTGTATCGCATCCTTAGTTCCTCTTTTAAACTTTACATGAGTTATATTATACTCACCGAATGTTTCAATCTCAGAATCTCCTTTTGTTCCTATCGCTTTGATTACAGCAAATTGCTCCTCACATCT